AGCGCCGCCGAGAAGGCGATGATGCGCAATACCGTTCGTATTGAGTCCATCGTCGGCACGCTTGCGACGGTAGGCAAAATATTTGCTGATACAGACTATCGCAAGGCTGCTACTGATAAGGTATCGCTGGAGGCCGATCGTCTTCGCCGTGATGCAGGTATTGATGATGGCAACGGAGAGCGTGACCTCAATGACTTCTACTCTGACATCCAAACCGACGCTGAATCCGGTTCTGCGTAGCTTCTGGACGACGCAGGCGCGTAACAAAGTTCTTTATGGTGGCCGGTCATCGTCAAAATCATGGGATGCCGCTGGCATTGCCATATTTCTGTCGAATAAATACAGCCTTCGCTTTTGTTGCGCGCGTCAGATCCAGAATAAAATTGAAGAGTCGGTGTATACCCTGCTCAAGATTCAGATTGACCGCTTTGGCCTACGGCATCGTTTCCGCATTCTGAACAACAAAATCATTAACCGGGTGACCGGGTCTGAATTCGTCTTTTATGGGCTCTGGCGCAACATTGAAGAGATTAAGTCTCTGGAGGGTATCAGCGTTCTGTGGCTTGAAGAGGCCCACGCGCTGACGGAGTACCAATGGAAGATACTGGAGCCTACCATCCGTAAAGAGGGCGCAGAATGTTGGTGCATCTTTAACCCTGGGCTGGTCACTGATTTCGTATGGCGTAACTTTGTGGTCGACCCTCCCGAAGATACGCTGATACGCAAAATCAACTACGACGAAAACCCGTTCCTGTCTGAAACAATGCTGAAGGTCATCGAGGCCGCCAAGCGGCGCGATCCGGATGGATTTAAACACGTCTACGAGGGTGTGCCGGAGTCGGATGATGATGCAGCCATTATCAAGCTGTCATGGATTGAGGCGGCCGTCGATGCGCACAAGGCTCTTAACTTCGAGCCAAGCGGGCGTAAGCGTATTGGCTTCGACGTTGCCGATAGCGGCGCCGATAAGTGCGCTAACGTCTATCGCCACGGCTCTATTGTGTACTGGGCGGATGAGTGGAAGGCGAAAGAAGATGAATTGCTGAAGAGCTGCCAGCGTACGTATCAGGCAGCACTGGAGCGCGATGCTGATATCGTCTACGACTCAATCGGCGTTGGGGCATCTGCTGGCGCTAAATTCTCGGAAATTAATGAGGATCGTAAGCGCGAAAACATGAATGCATCACGCATCAACTACCAGCGATTCAATGCTGGTGCTGGTGTGAATGAGCCGGACTACGAATACATTGGCATCCCGAACAAGGATTTTTTCGCCAACCTCAAAGCGCAAGCCTGGTGGCTGGTAGCGGATCGTTTCCGTAATACCTTCAACGCGGTAAAGAACGGTGAGCAGTACCCGGTAGATGAGCTGATAAGCATCGACTCATCCTGTCCACTACTGGAAAAACTCAAGCTGGAGCTTACCACTCCGCACCGTGACTTTGACAAAAACGGGCGCGTGATGGTGGAAAGCAAGAAAGACCTCGCCAAGCGCGATGTGCCATCGCCGAACGTGGCCGATGCGTTCATCATGGCGTTTGCTCCAACCGATACGGCAATGGATATCTGGGAAGCGCTGGGAAACAGCTAAATACCCGGAAATAAGCGTTTCACGCAAAATTACCGCTATTCATTTTTTGACCCTGTTTATGCATGTTTTATTCACGCGCTTTTAGCCACTTATCCCGGATAAATAAGCCTTTGGCGGACATTACTATTGAGCCATTACACGGCTAGTGCGGGTAACAGTCATTATGTTAAATCGGGTCGTTTTTTAACAAATTATCCTATCCGCCACGACTACCGAAAAAGCCGGAGAATAATCACCATGGCGAAGAAAACAGGACGAGTCGCCACGGCGGATTCGTACGATAACTTTGTTGCCCGTGTCGGTATGCAGCAGCCTAACCAGCATGCCGCATCGACCTACAGGGCGAACTACACCAGCCGCAACCGTCTGCTCATCGAGTGGGCTTATCGGTCCTCCTGGATTATTGGCGCCGCAGTCGATTCGAAAGCGGATGATATGACCAAAAAGGGCGTGCGGATCACCAGTGAGATAGACCCGAAACGCCGTGGCGTTCTGGAATCACGTTTTGATGAACTTCAGTTGTGGGATTGCATCAACGAAACCCTGAAGTGGTCACGGTTATATGGCGGGGCGGTGGCGCTGATTTTGATTGAAGGTCAGGCACCACTAACGCCGCTGGTGCTAGATAAGGTTGGCAAGGGCAGTTTTAAAGGTCTGGCTGTACTTGACCGCTGGATGATTAACCCGCAGCTCACCAGGCGCATTAAGGCACTTGGCCCTAACCTCGGCAAGCCTGAATTCTATGACATCGTGACAACGGCACAGGGGCTTCCTGCGTGGACTGTTCACCACAGCCGCCTGATCCGCATGGATGGTGTGAAACTGCCGTACCAGCAGAAAATCACCGAAAACGAGTGGGGTATGTCCATTGTCGAGCGCATCTTCGATCGCCTGACCTCCTACGATAGCACCAGCGTCGGCGCCGCCCAGCTTGCCTACAAGGCGCATCTGCGAACGGCAAAGATTAAAAAGCTGCGTGAAATCATCGCCATGGGCGGTAAGCCATTTGAAGCGCTTATCAAAAATATGGAGATGGTCCGCCAGTACCAGACAAACGAGGGTATATCCCTGTTTGATTCGGAGGACGAATTTGAAACGCATGCTTATTCTTTTGCAGGGCTGTCTGACCTTCTTAGCGAGTTTAAAGAGGATATCGCGGGTGCTGTTGGTATTCCTCTTGTCCGTCTGTTCCGCCCGTCACCGAAGGGTTTTTCAACCGGTGATGCCGACCTCGCGAACTACTACGACGACGTGGGAACGCTTCAGGAGCGAGATTTACGGCCTCACATCCGCCTGTTATTCGATGTACTGCATCGCTCGGAGTTTGGCGAACCGTTGCCGGAAGATTTCACCTTTGAGTTTAATCCCCTGTGGCAGATGAGCGATACCGACCGCTCCACGGTAGCGACCAACACAACTACAGCTCTGGCAACCGCTGTGCGTGATTTAGGGATGTCTCCGGCAGCTGCGCTGACCGATTTACGCGAGCTGTCTGACGTTACCGGCATCGGTGCTTCAATTAGCGATGAGGATATCCAGAATGCGGCGAAACAGTTCAAGGAGACTGAATCTGAAACCAGCCCTCCGCCGCCGATCGGAGGTCCAGTATCAGAAAAGCCTACTGGCGATAGTCGACCAGATAAACCAAATCGTCACGGGCTCCTACGATGGTTCACAGGCAAGCGCTGAGAGCATTGCTAAATCGCTTGTTGACTACTCCGGGGTGATCGACGACTGGGCCGAAATGGTCGGTCGAAAGATGTTTGCCCAGGTGGAGCGAGAAGAGTGGAATCAGTGGCGCTCTGTTTCGGAAGAAATATCCGCTGGTCTGCGTGACGTGATTGGTAACACTCCTGTCGGCATGGTGGCGCAAGACATCGTTTACCGACAGATTCGCTACATGAAGTCTCTGCCATTAGAGGCAGCCGGACGTGTCAGGGAAATTCAGGAGCGTGCGATACAGGCCGTCATTCATGGTGAGCGCCCCGATCAGCTTTACGAGATGATCATGCAGTCCGGTGGCGTGGCGGCCAGCAGGGCGCGGATGATAGCCCGCACTGAGATAGGACGCGCCACTACCGCATTAACTCAGGCTCGGGCGTTATCCGTTGGCTCTGAGGGTTACTGGTGGCGTATCAAGGGGGCTGGTACCAGGCCATCGCACCGAGGAATGAAAGATAAGTTTGTACGCTGGGAAAATCCGCCAACGCTCGACGGTATGACCGGACACGCCGGATGCCTGCCGAACTGCGATTGTTGGCCGGAAGTGCATATCCCGGATCCACAGAAATAACAGGCCGCCAGTGAGCGGTCTTTGCAATGCCCGCAATGCAGCAGGTAACCCATGAAATATTTCTTTAAAACCCGCCTCGGCAATACTCGCTTCCAGCTCGCTGACGGCTCGGTGCTGTTCAAGGATGTGCCGATAGGGCGCACTGGCGAGCAGGAGTACGACAAAACCGAACGGCCAGAGCTTACCCCTGACGCGCGAGGGAAGATCA